CCCTGCGAAATCCGGCGGACTGTATTTTCTGCCGACTCGCCCGCAGCCCGTAGGACGCCTTCAACACACGATCGGCCTTTTGCATTCTCGGATTGTCCTCGGTATGCGTTTTCTTTTTTGAGCAAGACGAACGGCACCACACGCCGCAATTTTCAAGCGTAGCCGCGCCGCCCAAACCATCGGCTTCAAGATGCTCATATTCGATGTTCCCCGATTTCAGTTCGATTCCGCAGTTTTCACAGTGCGGAATGCCCGCGATGCAGCAGCGCGCGAAGGCCGCCTTGCGAACCTTCTGGCTAAATTCCTGGCGCTGTTCGCCGCGGAGGGTCATCAACCAGCCCTTCTCATTTCAGCGTCGATATACATTTGACCGGCCGCATAGATTGCGCCGTCCATGTTCGCCATGACTTCGCGCCAGCGCTCAGGGAATTGCGTATAGAGAAAATTAAAACAGATCTCCGGATCGGATGGATCAAGCCGGGCTCCATAAATCTCTTTGCCAAATTCAAAGGCAACATCTTCGGAAGCGATGGGAAGGCGGAATAAATTGCTCATGCCGTGATATTCCTTGAGATGGCGGATGTGGGACGCGTCTGAAATCAGCGCGGTGCTTTGTCGGCGGGTCCGATTTCCGGTATGGAGAAATTTGGGACCGGCATCAAAGGTGCGGTGCTGATGACGATCAGGCGCTTGACGTCGTACCAATGGGCGGGTTTCATCTCGCCGTTTTCTGTGTATCCACTCGGCCGTACAGATCCTTGAATGCAGCCGTAAAGATCGAAGCAGATGGAATCGCAGACGCCTTCCAGGTTAGTGATAACGTCACGAACGCGGTGCCCTAGCAGATCAAAACTCTTATGCATTTCTCTCTCCTTTGCGGCTATGCCGCGTTGCCTCGTTAAGCGTTTTCACCAAATCTCCGGCGCTCTGGCGCAGCCCGATTCGAATTTCGAATTCGCGAATTGATGCTGATGCAGACGGACCGCAGCCGATCCCAGGTCGCGCGCTCGGGATCGGTCCAGTATTCATCCTCCGAAAGCGGCATCGCGTAGGTTGGAAGTCCGGTTAGCTTCTGTAGCCAGTCCGGCACAACGGCGACAACGAATCGTCCTTCACTTTCCGGTTGGATAATCGAGTTATCGCCGCCGAGGCCTTGCGTCCGCGACGAATTAGGAACGATGATCTTGATCGTGTGCGGCTGCAGCCGGTCATCCGGAGCCTTCACGGCAAGGATGCAGACGTAACCTGCCGCGCTATACGAGCGATAATCAAAGTCCGTCCGTGGATCGTCGCGCTTCGCTGGCACCAGCGGTTTACGGGCACCGCGGCAAAGTAGAACAAGACGCGCATAATCGGCGTCCACTTGCGAAGGCGCGCCGATCGCCGCGCGACCTTCATCTGTGATCCATGGCCGTTCGATATCGAGAAACCGCAGATATCCCAGCCGTTCGGCCTCGCGCAAGATAGGCCAGAACTTCCGCACCTGGCCCGGCCGGCAGATTATGCCGATCCCGTCCGAAACGCCTGCGCGCAACAGTCTCGCCATCTCGGGCGAGACGTTAGCGGCGGAGCTGATGCTAGTTGTGGTGCTGGGCATTTCAGGCAGTCCCAACTTTTGCGAGCGCAGCCCTGGCTTGCGCGATGTGCGCCTCATAAGCTGCGATGAATGCAATGGCCGATTTAAATAGCGGCTCTAAAAGCGCGCTAACGGCTTTGCGCTCCGAGCTGTTGTAGAGCGTCGGGTTGACGATGTGGCCGAAATCCTCCATGTCGCGACACTCTTCGATCATCGCTTCGAACGTCGGCTGTTCCATTTTCAAAACCATGACGGCCGTTGAAATGGCTTGCGCCGCGCTTTGCAACTTTTCGGAGGGTTCGCGCATCAGACACCTTCCGCTTCGATCGGAGCGCCATCTGAATCCAGCGAATACCAGGTATCCGGCCTGATGCCGTTTTCGCCGACGATGCCGGCCCAAACTTTCGCTATTTTCCAATTGTCGTCGCGATGGACAAGGAAGAGAGCGCAGCCGATGGTCCCGCGCGCCTTTCCGGCGTAGCCCGATGCGGTGGCCGCGCCTCTGTCGCCCGATGCGGTGGCCGCGCCGCTGTGGCCCGATGCGGTGGCCGCGCCGCTGTAGCCCGATGCGGTGGCCGCGCCGCTGTCGCCCGATGCGGTGGCCGCGCCGCTGTCGCCCGATGCGGTGGCCGCGCCTCTGTAGCCCGATGCGGTGGCCGCGCCGCTGTGGCCCGATGCGGTGGCCGCGCCTCTGTAGCCCGATGCGGTGGCACCTTCATTGTCTCCAGTCGCGACCGGCCCATCTTTCCAATTTGCGCGATCAAAAACCCATTTCACCGCACGCGCTGCGAGGTCGCTGATTGAAATTTCGACGCCGATGGTGATTGATGCAGAAGCGAGTTTTGTTCCCTCGACATCTCGTTTGCCATCTTGGACAACTTCAAAGAATCGCGAAGTCGCCGGGTAATATTCCAAAACCGATAGCGGATGCTCATCAACCGGGCAGGCGTGAAAGCCGTTTTCGCAAGCCTTAATTTTTCCGGAGACGGTGTAGGTCTTGCCGATCTCGAATTGAAATCCGCGACATCGAAGATTCGCGTCGAAGCCCTTGATCGAAACTATCGGCAGCAAAACGTCCTTCGGTTTTTCGGCGACGATTTCCGCTGCGGCTTTTTTCTTCGTCGCAATGCGCATCAGATTCCATCCTCTTTGCGGACGTCGCCGATCAGATCCGTCAATTCCTCATGGGGCATTCCAAGTGCGAGTCCGCGCTCGACGAAATCCGTTTCATTGATGTGGCCCGTGCAAAATCTATCGACCAGATCGTCGCAGGCGTTCCATGTATGCCGTTCGAGTTGCATCACGCGGCCTCCGCTTCGGTGAGGGTTTTGTTCAAACCGTCTTGCTCGGTTGCTCAAGACATCACCTCCGCTTTTGCAATTGCGTCCAGAACATATTTCATGTCGAAAGAATTGATCTCGCGCGCTGAGGCGCATATTGCATTCGCGATGAGCCTTAATGCGTCGAGCATATCCGGTGCAGCTCCAATCAGAGCTGCATTCGCTCCAGCCTCCGGTTCGCCACGTCGGTTATTCGGCACGATCGCTACCGGCAATTTTCCGGGACCAATCTCAATCGTAAAACCGCCTATATCGGCGTCGCGTCGCGCGACGATCCATGGCCCCGCTGTGTGTGCTATTGCTATCAAGACATCACCTCATCGGCTTCTAAAGCGCTCTCTGCATAAATCCGCGTCCTCTGCGGATGAGCGTCGTGGTCGCGGATAAATTCCAAAGCCATCCGCAAACGCATGATCCGCAAATCACGCAACATCAGATCGCGTTCGGTCTTTTCCAGAGCGTCCATGACGGGGGCAATCACTTGCTCTAAGGCTTGTTGAACGATCATTGCTGCGCTTCCAGATCGTTTGCGGCGGCGGTCAAAAGCGCGGCTTGCCCGCGATTATATTTTTGCGACGCGGGCCGGTCGCCGTCTGCCATTTTCAACATCGTTGCAGAGACGCGCATGCAGGCGACGATTTCAGCCACCGAATAGTGCGGATCATCTACGGTAAGAACGACCGGCATAGATGTGGTTTCAGTTCGGTGATCCATCTGTCATTTCCCTTCGTGCTGTTAGGCGATCAGTTTCCGAATGCGGGCCACTGGACGAGAAAGCTTAAAACCGCGACATACGGTGCGGCGAGCAATGAGATGAGGATCGTGAAGCCGTAGAATTGTGCGTTGGACATCACGCGGACTCCGCAATGCGAGTTGCGACCGGCGCAACCGCGAAGCGGGGCTTGCCCTTGCGGCCCTCGTCCATGTGGCGAGCGAACGTGGTCGCCTCGGTCTTGGACGCGCCGGACAAAACAATGAGGTCAGCTTCGATGTGGTAGACGTAGAATTTTTGGGTGCTTTTGCGGGTCGTCATCTTCCATCTCCCCCAAGATAGGGGTAGACTGTCACCAAAATGGGAGTTATACAAGCTAAAATCAAATCGCGGCCGGAAATGGTTTCCGCGAATAAATAAAAACGAAAAGTAACGGGGCGTTGTTGAGTGGAGTTGAATCCGATGAAGCGAGAGATCGCAATGTTAGCCGGCCCAAGAGGCTGGGGAGACACCCGGGAATCATGGCTTGCGAGAGTGCCGGAGAAAGTCCCGGGCCTTTCGTTAAGAATTGTCAAAGGGCTTTGGTACGGGGAAATCGATGACAAACATTGGGCTGCAATTGAAATCCGAAACGCCGTTGAAATCATCGAGACCCAACGTGAACTTCAGAAGCTCATGGAGCGCCAGAAAATCGTTATTGAACGTCTCCGGGTCATTGATGAGGCTTTTCATAGCCAAGAAATTGCTCGCCATCTCGATGTTGTTTGCAGATTGGGCAACAAAAATCGCCCCTGAGATAGGAGCGCTGAAATGAACGCGATCACGATTCACGCGCCTAATCGCACCACACTAACTGTACAACGACAGCGCAGAGCACCAGCATGACCATCAACAATAACATAGCATCGCTTCCTTTCGAAAAATCGCAGGGACATGTGGTTCCCGGTGCACCTAGGGCGGATGCCAAGAACTTATCAGAGACATTATCAGGCTTCGTTGGCGCGTCGGGTCCATATAACCGCCTCCCGCAAGAGTTGAGAAATATAGTCACCTTCGAAGGTGTCATCGATTGGATCGTTTAATGCCACCCATACCCGGACTTTTTTCTTCCGCGAGCCCGTCGCCGAAGAACCACCAGGATCAGTAAAAGGATCATTGTCGTTGTCGTTCATGGACATGATGGTGTCATGCCGATGGGGAATTGAAAAATGTCACAAATGTTGGACAGAAAAAATAAAATGTTCGACTTGATCAACTGGAAAAATGAGATCGGCGCGGCGGCTGGTCTCTATCAAGGAAGCAGAAAAAATTGGCTGGCGCGTGCCGCGCATAAATCCGGCGTTACCTACCAGCAGATCGAATCGCTTTTTTATGGCCGGTGTAACGACCCGAAAGTCAGCGTCGCATTAGGCGTTCTAAGCGCAGCCGAGAGGGAACGGAATGAGGCGCGGGCACTCGCGACGAAATTCGAGATGGCGGCAGGAGTACTGAATGAAAGCAACAAGGATCGTAATAGGGATGACGTGCTTGCGTTGCTTCGGGCAGCTCGCGCTCTTCGGGATATGGATACTGGAATCCTCGAAGTGAAGAAGGAATTATCCGACAATGCTGTTGTTTCGCCGATTGTTCAAATGGTGGAACACGCTGTTGCAGAAACGCCTGCGGCGCAAGGTAAAATGAACCAATGACCGCGATGAGAAAAAAATGTGTCCACGCCAATAAGCCAAAGCGCGGTCCTTATCCGAATCCTCGCGCAGCATTCGTCGCGTTCACGTTCAAAGATGAATCCGATCGCGAGAAATCGCTGATGCGCCATCCTTGGTATCGCAAAAAGAAGGCATGGGACGCGATCCGAGCGGCTGTCACATAAGTTCACCAGGACGGACCTTTCGATCGGTTAGCAGAGGAATCGGTTTTCAGAAAGTCGGCCAGCGTTTCCGTTTTGGAAGTGGTGTGTTCTGCGTTCATGGTCGACGACCTCTGCATAGTTTTTGTTCCCGACCGCGTCTCGTTTCTCTCAACATCAAGGATCGCAATGTCTGAAACAGAAACAGTTACGATCGAACGCGTTCGCAATAACATGCCTTGGCCCCCAGAACGTTCGGCCGAACTTGAACGTCTATGGCATCGTGGACTTTCGGCGACGCAGATTGCTGGCTCCTTGGGAGATGGACTTACACGCAACGCCGTGATCGGGAAAATTCACCGCCTCGGACTCAGTGAACCGTCATTCAAAAAACAACCGAAGCCCGAAAAGAAGGCCAAGGCACCGAGAGCGTCACGCGATCGCAAGCGCCAGGGCGACCACCACGCGATCTACAAGATCGCCAATGGCGGCAACGGCGGCACTCGCGTCATCCAATCCACCATGTCCGCGGAGATCGCAGAACTCCGCAGCGTGGATATCGTGCCTCGCCTCGTGACGTTCGCCGAATTACAGGCGGGCGATTGTAAATATATATATGGCGTGGGCCATCCATCTGAATATCGTTTTTGTGGCCATCCGCGTTTCACATATGGACGTGCTGGCGTTGATGTTAAGTCGCCTTATTGTGGTGGCCATCACGATCTTACGAGCGGACCCGGCACCGGATCCGAACGCGCTGCGACCAAGGGAATCGCGGCATGAAGGCCCCGTGGTTCCATATCGTTTGCGAAATGGATGCGGAGTCGAAGCCCGCGCCAACGATTCGCGATATCCAAAGCGCGGTTTGCGGACGGTTTGCTGGCATCACGGTGAACGACATCAACTCCGACCGGCGGCCCGGTGAGGTGATCATGCCGCGCCACGTCGCGATGTATCTCGCTCGCCACCTCACGCTTAAATCCTATCCCGCCATCGGGCGCGCGTTCGGGGATCGCGATCATACGACCGTTTTATCAGGCATTCGAAAAATCGAACGGCTTGCACGGGAAGACGGCGGCACGAGGCAATTGCTCGCCTCTATCAGAACCGAACTCGGATGCGCGGCATGAACAATAGCAGTCGGAATTTCTGGACGGACGAAAGGCGCACTCAATTGTGCAGCCTCGCGGTCAGCGGATTAACCGCGTCCGAAATCGGCGCGATTATCGGGACATCTAAGCAAAGCGTCCTGACATGCTGTACTCGCCGAAATATTGACGTTGTGATGCATACCGCCGCCGAACTGGCCGCGATGCGCGTCAATGACAGGGCACGCGAGAAACGGAAACAGGATAGACGCCGCGCGGGCAAGACGCCATCCATTAACATAACCGTAGCGTTTGGCACGAGCAGAACGGCGCCGATCTATCGCAACCAACTCCCGCGCATTCCGGAAATGTCAAAGAACGCGTTACGCGAGATGTTTGCGCAGGCCGTGCGGAATACAGCGGAGATGTCGGCATGCTGAATTCCTCATCCACGTTATTCGATTGGGCTGCGCACAATCGCGACATCGGCATGGTTGAAGCTGAATTCGCCGAGACGCTGGTCAATCCAGATTTCGCGGAAACGGCTTATGCCGCGATCTGCCATGTTGCGCGGCGACAATGTGAAGTGCATATAGACGACCTCATCCGTTATTTGAAGGTGAAGCCCTCTCATCCGAATTGTATGGGCGCGATCTGGCTTCGCGCGATCAAGAATGGCGATATTGTCCGAACCGGAACGATCCGCCCGTGCGTCAGCGACGCCGGCAAGCACAAGCACAATTATCCGGTCTATCGCAGCGGCCTATTCCACGGGAGGGCCGCATGAGCAAGTCATACCGTCCGAGCAACGGAAGCGAAGGCGATATCTTCGATCATTATTGGTGCGAGGGTTGCGCGCGTGACGCTGAATTCCGTTCGGGTCCGGATGTAGATCCGGCGCTCGGTTGCCAGATACTCGCCAACGCGCTCGCATACGATATTCGCGATCCTGAATTCCCCAAGGCGTGGATTGAAAACGACGACGGCAGCAACCCGCGCTGCACGGCTTTCACCACTGAGCCGTCAAAACCGATGCGCTGCGAAAACACGCCTGATTTATTTGAGGTGTCGGTATGACGGTCGTTGCAGAATTCTTGGCGGTATGCGGGCTGTGCGCGATCTTTCGGTCGGTAAGCGACAATTTCTTTTGGGGCTGGTTCGGCGGCGCATGCGCGGCGGAGCTGCTTTTCTGGACTGATAAGGTGTCCGCATGAATCCGCAACGCATCCAACTTTCCCGCGCCAAGGGCTTCAGCCTGCAAGAGGCATCGAAATCGCTAAACGGCCTTTACGCCGTCCCCGTCGCGCGGCCAGGCCCGTGGGGCAATCCATTCGTCGTCGGCGAAGACGGCACGCGCGCGGAATGCGTCGACCTCTTCAGGAAACTTCTCGGCGGTTACATAGCACTAACCACCAAGGCAACGGCAGATGCGCAGATGGAATTCCTTCGCCACGCCGAAGCGCAGCGGGAGACGCTGAGAGGAAAGAACCTTGCGTGCTGGTGCCCAGCATCTGCTGAATGTCACGCCGCTTTTTTACTTGAATTCGTAAACGCTCCGAGGTCCGCATGAACGCTGATATCTTCGCCGATCTCCCGCGCGGGCATTACGGGGCGATCCTAGCTGATCCGCCGTGGGCGTTTCCTAAATGGAGCGGATTGGCCGTTCCGGCCCGGACGAAAGAGCAGCCTTATAAATTTATGACGATGGATGAAATAGCCGCGCTGCCAGTCGCCAGCCTTGCCGCGCCTGATTGCGTGCTGCTTTGTTGGGTGACATGGCCGATGCTTCTTGATTGCATCAACTGCATAGAGCAATGGGGCTTTGTTTATAAGACATGCGGATTTGCATGGATAAAGGCAAACAATACACAGCCTAATTTTTTTCAAGAAGAGATTAAAACAGAAATGAAACTTGGCTATTGGACTCGGAGCAACAGCGAGGTTTGTCTATTGGCGACCAGAGGTAAGCCAAAGCGGGTTAGTGCTGGGGTTAGGCAAGCAATTGTTGCTCCAGCGCGCGAACACTCCCGCAAGCCTGATGGCGTGCATGAAGGCATAGAGCGCCTCGTCGCCGGTCCCTATCTCGAACTATTCGCCCGCGCTCCCCGCAAGGGCTGGGACGTATGGGGCAACCAGACCGACAAGTTCGCGGAGGCCGCAGAATGAGATCGATAGCCCAATTCCTATTTGAGACCAGCCCGTGGAGTCCGTCAGTGACCGCGCTGGCTGTTGGCTTTGCGGAGATTGGTCTGGATTTACAGATGTATCTGACTGAGGCCGGTCAGGAGTATTTGGAGAATTTGAAATGAATCTCGATGATCTGAAAAAGTTCGATCTGATCTATATCGGCACACCGTATAGCCGCTACCCAGGCGGCATCGACGCGGCGTTTGTCGACGCCTGCAGGATCACGGCGCGGCTATTGCGCGAAGGTCTCTCGGTATATTCTCCGATTGCACATACGCATCCGGTGGCGATCCACGGGAATATCGATCCGCTCGATCATTCGATCTGGTTGCCGTTCGACGCGGCTATGATGGATAAATCGGATGCGATGATCGTCGCGGTGATGACCGGTTGGGAATCGTCTCACGGCATCGGTCACGAAATCGAGGCGTTCGTCGTGGCTGGCAAGCCCGTCTACTTTATGAAGCCGGACGATCTTTCGTATCGGCCCTTTTCGTCGGAAGAACGCGCGGTCATCCTAGCTGCAGCGAGGGCCGTAGTGTGAACCGGAAGCCGTTACCAAATCGTCGCGCCCATGAAACTGTGCGATTCACGCACTGGGGACTCCGTTATATCGTTGGCTTTGGCCGGGCTGATCCGGACGCGCCCATCTCCGAAGTGTTTATCAATTGCGGAAAAACTGGCGAACAGGCCATGACGCTCGCCCGCGATTCCGCGGTGTTGCTGAGCCTGGCACTCCAATACAGCGTTCCTCTTTCCGCAATCAGCCACGCGCTCACGCGCGATTCGGACGGAACACCGTCTGGACCGATTGGCGTCCTCGTTGACATTATGGGGAAATCGCTATGAACACGCCCCGTCCCGCAAAACGACCTTATCCAAAGAACCGAAGGGCTCGGTTTAATTGGACCCTAGAGCGGTCGGAGAAATTGAAAGCGCTGGCCCTGCTAGGATTGTCGTCTACGCAGATAGGCGCCGAAATTGGCTGCCAAAACTACTCAGTCGTAAAAAGGGCAATTGCGCTGGGTGTGAAGCTTCTTTGTACTCCGCGCGAGGGAGGGCTGAAGAGAGGCCGTCCCGCCGACCGCGTTCCGCTTATTGACGGAGATATTGCAAGGATTCCTCTTACGCAGGGGTTTTGCGCAATCATAGACATCGCCGACCTTCCCCTCGTTTTGGGGCTAACTTGGTATGTTTCGAAACGGGCTGAGGGTCATTATTACGCCTCCGCAACTCCGCCCGGAGAGCGGAGGCAAGTCCATCTCCAGCGCGTTCTGATGAATGCCCCGATGGAAATGTGCGTAGATCATAAGGACGGCGATCCGATGAACAATCGACGGGAAAACTTGCGCGTCTGCACCTACGCGCAAAACTGTTTCAATAAAGGCTTAAGTAAAAACAACACTTCTGGCAAAAGCGGCGTCCGGCGCCACCGGAATAGTTGGGTGGCTTCGGTATACGTCAATGATGAGACAATTCGGCTCGGCTCATTTAGTTCGTTCGAAGAGGCTGTCCGCGCCCGCTTGGCTGGCGAACAAAAATACTACGGCGAATATGCGAGGCGCGCATGAACGTCCCTCGCATGGCCCGTTTGGCATTTTTAACTTGCCCGTCGCCCGACGTCTATCTGCTCAACCTTCGCGTTGAGGGCGAGGATTTCTACCGCCTCGAAATATCAAGGGCGCAGCTCGCAAACATGGTCGTCGATGGCGCTGCGATAGCGCTGCGCCTCGCACAAACTTCACCACGGCTCGGGCCGGAGTCGTTCGCGCCTCCGGTTCCAGACATCGAAACTATCGACGTCGTGCGGGCTGCGGTCGACCTGAAGGATAAGGGCGAATGAGCAAGCCAGTACTTCGCGAAACGATGCGCGCCGAAATGAATCCGGATATGTATGGCGGAAAGGAATGCGACCAGATGGAGCCGCGCTGGTGGTGCTACGCTGATGGTGACAAAGACGGTGATTTTAATCACGAACCGCTGACACTGGATGCACAGCTATTCCCGCCCGGTACTGTGATTTCAATTCAAGAACCGACCTGCCCGAAATGCGAAGAGACACGAGAGCCGATCAATCAGCCCGTGCTCGGTGGCCCGACCTTTCTTGCCAAATGCCGCTGCGGCTTCGATTGGGACAATTGGACAGCGGAGCAATACTCATGAAACAAATGACGGTGATGCACGCCAAGACGCGAGAGCGGCGCCGTGAGAGCGGTTTGCTTGACGGCGTGCCGCGCTGTTCAAAATGCGACCGGCCAAATGACAGGGCACCGCAGCGCTACTGCCGTGCCTGCAACACCGCATATCAGAAAGAATGGGGACGCGGACGCGTCAAGGTTCCGAGGGAAAGTCTCACGCGAGAGCAACGGATGCGGAAACCGTTTCACGGGAAACAAGTAGTTTTGGGTAAAACGTCGTGAGTATTGCAGCGCTGGAATATGCAATGGCCCTAAAGCGCGTTGGCGAAAAACTGCGGCGCGAGGGCCTATCGTCCCGCGTCGTTGACCTCGTCGCCGGATTCGACGGCTCATACAAGGGCGCGATGATACTGGCCGGACGGCTTAAGGCCATCGGACAAGCGGCGAAATATGACGGCTATTGGACTGAAAAAGTAGACGAAGGATTTCACCGCGAAATGGCGGATCTCAAGAAGATCACACGGAACATCGCATGAAACTAAAACACCCCGACAAAGACCGCGACGACAAAGCAGGGCTCGCCCTCGCACTTTCGGCCGCTCTCAATATTCGAGAGATTGCGGCTGCATTTCAAATCGATGAATCGGAAGCGCGTGATTTAGTTGCGCGAGGGAAGGTGCTGGCGGGGAAGTCGAAGGAGATCGCGTCATGATCTTTTATGGAAAAACATTCGCCGAAAAACAACTCGAAGACAAAGGCAGTCGATACGACGACGACCTTCGCAAGGCAAAAGAGGAAATATCGCGCCTCAAGGCGGAACTTGCGGCGGCGGTCCGCAAGGCCGACGAACTTACGAATGCGCTTATACGATGGGAGCAAGCAAAGCCATGACCCCCCAACACGGAAGCAACACCGGAGTCGAGCCGGAAGCGCCGGCAACATCATTCGCAAAGGATCAACTCAAGGCGATCATTGAGCGGATCGAACGGCTGGAGGAAGAGCGCAAAACGATCAGCGACGACGTCCGCGACATTTACGCGGAGGCGAAGGGGAATGGATTCGACGTGAAAGCGTTGCGAACGATCGTCCGGATGCGCAAGCAGGACGCCAACGAGCGGGCGGAGCAGGAGGCTATCCTGGAGACATACCAAGCCGCCATGGGCATGCTGTGATGGGCTGGCAAGTTTATCTCATGTGCTTCAATGGCCGCGACGCTGAGCCTCTTGGTCCTGTTAAAATCGGGTTTACGGGCAATCTGGCGAAGCGCGAGAAGGCCATCCAAACCACATCCCCAAAGCCAGTAATAACGCTGGCGGAATTTCGCGTCCCCGAGAGGTGGATAGCGCGGGTTTGGGAGTCGCTACTGCATAAACACTTCGCAGATAAGCGCATGGCCGGAGAATGGTTTGACTTAGATCCACTTTACGCCATGGCCGAGTCATGTCGCGTTCTTCGGGTGCATCTTCAGGCCCAAGCCCCGGTCCCGCCGCCACACCCCGATTTCGACGAGATAGTGCAGAATACCATGATCCCGGAATACGAGCGGGTGGGTCGCGTTCTTAAGGCGTGGCGCCACTATTATTCGGAAAATTCCAACGTCAGAGCAATCGCATAAAGGCTACAATGGCTAGAATTCGCAGTGTCCATCCCGGATTATTTACCGACGAGGCATTCGTGTCGTTGTCGATGACGGCGCGCGTCCTCTACATCGGTATTTGGACCGAAGCAGACGACCATGGAATATTCGAGTGGAAGCCGCTGCAATTCAAGATGCGACTCATGCCGGCCGATCCCGCCGACATCGCGGCGCTTATGGAAGAGATGGCGACGTGCAATTGCGTAAAAAAGTTCACATCAGAAGGCAAGAGTTACGGACTGGTTCGTAACTTCTGCCGGTATCAACGGCCAAAAAAGCCGAAATATACCTTTCACATGCCACAGGAGTTACACACCTACGCCGGTCTAAGGCAGGACGGTTCGTCACAGGTTCTCCACCAGTCCGGAACTAGTTCGGAAAAGTCTCCGCAGATGGAGGATGGAGGAGGTGAAGGGGAGGAGGAATCTGGAATAGGAATTGAAAAAGGAGAGGGAGTAAAACCCGCTCGCTCTGATTTAAAATTGGTTGGGGAAGAAAAACCAACCCCAATCGATATAAATTACGGACCATCGGAACCAGCCATCGAATACGCTTTTTCACTAGGAATGAAGGCAGTGGACCTAAAATCCGAATTGAGTAAATTCATCGCGAGGAGCCTCGAAACCCGTGCCGTTAGCTTCAATCCAGACATGAGTTTCAAGGTTTGGTGCGACCGCTGGTTGGATTTCAAACGCAAGAAGGATCCGGATTGGAAGCCAACGCCGGAGCCTGTAGCGGCATCGCAAGAACCCTATGTTTTGGTAATCCAAGGAACGACCGAGGCGGTCTGTTGGGATGCCTACAATCGCGATCGCGGATTGCGATGGTTGTTCTTCAGCAAGCACATCGTCAACGGCGCCGAAGCCGTGGCGGCGCGCTGCAAAACACTTTTCCCGCCAGGCTACGACGAAGCAACCGGCGAACGTATCGCGCCACCAGAATCGGAAAATGCAGCATGAGCATATCCGTGAAGTTCGATCGGAAAAATGAGGACTGTATTACATCCGAGAGTGATGCGGATCAGCGCGTCGGAATCATCCGGGTCAGTATGGGTCTGCTTGCGGAATTACTTAATTTTCCACCCGACCATCGCATTATAGACGTGCGCCGCCGCGGCGATGCGAATTTTGGCGAATTCGATGCTCTGTGCGAAGGCCCAACACTACCCGCAACGAGGCTCGATGAGATGACGCCGCGCGCTGATTATCTTGTCCGCATTACCGAGAGCGCGAAGATGGTCCGAGAAAAGAAATTTATCGGATCGTTCGAGGTTGCAGCCCCTCAATCTACGGAGGATGCAGCATGAGTGATTTTCAATTTGCGGTAATATCGGTTGAGTTATTTCTTATCGCGTTGGCTAGTCTTGGAATCTTTTTGCGAATGGATGCATCATGACTCGTGACGAGGCAGTTGAGTTATTCGGAAAAATGGAAGATCGAGGCACGTCTTGCTTAGGGGAGGATTTGACTGATTGGGCCGTCGCAGTCGGAATACTCAAGGTTGATGCGCCTCCGACTGCGGCTCAGGTCGGCTTGACTAAATTGGCATTACAGTTCCGCGTGATGGATTGCATGTTGCAACAATGGCTAGATGAAAACGGCATCAAGATCGTCGAGAAGTGAAATGAACCGCAGATTGTTTTTCGGGTTTTTGGCATCCGTTCCATTTCTTGGGGGCGCCGCAGTGACCAAGACCCGGCCAACATTAGCCGAACTTAAGCGTATCAGCGATGAATGGCGCGCGGGTCTTGCAAGTAGCTTCGAAAAATATATTGAATCGTCGTCCTCTGCTGGTCGGCGGCGGTTTTCTCTCACCAAGACCTATCTCGATCCAATCGCGTGTCGTGAGTGGATGTTTGCGGATCGGCCATTATGCGATGAGTTTCACGAAGATAAGGTAGGAAAAAATGCGAGCATCTAATCTAGGCGACGGCGTCGCTCCATATAAGCCAGGAGATCCGTGGACCAGTCCTGAAATCGAGCGTCGCGCGCTGGAGCTTTTCGATTCGGCGCCTGGGATCACCGATTGGGAAAAGCTAAAATATCTCAATAGAAAAAAAGATGGAAAAGAGGAAATTGACCCGCGCATCAGATGTCATCATTTGCGGATGGAGCGTGAAAAAATTGACCAAGAACGCAACGAATTGAGAAAAAATTCCATCCTTGATCGCCAATGTCCTCTATTCGGTCATGCCAAAGATACTCCAAGCGGGCATGCTGCATTCTCTCTACCGGCTGATTGGAATCTGATTGATATAGACAACGACGCCGAAGCCGCGTCGTTCTGTCGTGAAGTCGGCATGAAATGGGACAATCCTCCCGATTTCTCCGTCACCTTACCCATTGCCAAAAGGATCAGCCACGATCGGTTGGCGGAGATGTTATTAACGGAGGGTGTTGCCGCGAGGCAATCGACCGTTCCTGATGGTGCCGTGGTTGAATTCTCAATAGGAGATTTTGCCGGCGTTGAAGTTTCCGAGCGTCGAGACACCGTTTATTTCTCTTGGCGAGATGCCGATGGCAACGCCCGGCTGATATGTCGGGTTAAGGTATCGCAGGAAAAGTTTAAGTGGGAAATCATTACGGACGGTCTTGATGCCATCAGAAATAGATTTTCTGTCCAAGATCCTATGACTAGAAGTTATTTCGAACTTTCGGTACGTGAGCAGCGCTCCGTGCAGTGGATATCAAATTTTGACGAAGACGAATTTAGCGCCATTTATTTCTTAAGCGCCGCGATCTTAAGGGATTTTTGGGTCGTGGAGAACCGCGAAAACGCGTTCAGACTTGGTGCTCCGCGCGTGAGAAGACATACCGGCCGCGACGGGAAGAAGATCGATAAAATAATTTATCTGCCGCGCTGCAAATACAACCGCGAAAAGGTGACGGCCGCCGCGAATCCGGATACCAAAATATGGAGTGTGTCGCCGCATTTTATCCGATCTCATTTTAGGGTATTAGGCGATGGTCATTCCGCGTCGGCAAAACAAAAAGCGATAGCGACGCTGCACGGTATTACGGAATTTCCATCTGGAAAGACATGGGTCCGTGCGCACATCGCAGGAAAGGCGACGGACGGCGGATTGGTGCGATATAGAAGCCGCACTGCATCGCGCTCATTGTTTGATGTCATCGAATTAAGCAAGCAAGTTATGCTTTTAGATGGCTTAAATTGGTTCCAGTTTGAAAGACTTTGCGAAAAACTGATGGAGGGGCGCGGCTACGAGATTATTGACAAGGTCGGCGATGGCGGGATTGACATTCTAGCCGTCAATAATTCGAACGGAAAGTTTGCCATTGGGCAAGCCAAGCACTGGACCGCCAAAGTAGGTCCGTCCGTCGTCAGGGAAATGATTGGAACGCGATCCACATTCGAAGCCAAGCACGGTATTGAACCAATCGCCCTGATCCTGTCGTCGTCAGGATTTACGTCCGCCGCCACCGCCGACGCTTTCGCGGCAGGAATTGAATTGGTGGCGGTTGGCGATCAATAGGACTTTTTGGCGCGCCCCGCGTATCCTTGGGCCGTGCAGAAGGAAGATCGAGATGGTTGCGCTTAACGATTTGACGCCAGAGGAAAGATTGATGCTCGACATATTGTCTGATGGCGAAGTGTCTGATGGCGAAATGTCAAAAACCGAGATGTTGCGGAAATTTGATGAGGAATTGAGCCGAGCGGACGGCGACGCCACCGCCGCGCTGAACCATAGATTGAAAGCCCCGCGTATCCTTGGGCATTAGTACATCGCAAATCAACGGAGCAATGAAATGTTTAAATTGATCCACAAATACCTGCGCCGATTGGTTGTTTGGGTGCAGACGCCTAGCGAGGAAGAGACTGAGGCACACGCAGACTACATGCGTGATCTTCGCCGCAAGAGGTTGGCGAGATCGATCCCTTATGCATTCGCCAAACAATGCTACTACTCGCATTGGATTGGATTGACCCCTCTCGAAAAGAACGAACTTATAACTGATGTCGAAAACTACGGCGCACACAACAACATCCAATCAAACGACATAGCCGCGCTACAGCGCCTTATAATGAATAATGGCATTCAAGCGAAGGCCGCAGCATGAACAAGAGAGTATTTAACAAGATTGCGGCTGGACTCAACGATGTCGTTAAAATTGCGCACACGCCGAGTTGCGGCTGTGTGTTTTGCGATATTGGATTAGAACCTGATGATCTTGGAGATCACTATATCAAACAACAGTTTATAAAATGCACAAAAATTAACATCGTCGAGAAGTGAAATGAACCGCAGATCGTTATTACAATTCATCGGCATCGCGCCCCTAGTGACCGTTATGCCCGTTGCGGCTATAGCGCAGACTGCGCCAAATACAGGTATCAGCGGCGTTGCGATATCAGATGTTGTCGGCTGTCACGCAATCCTAGTGGCACCCATTGGATTGTCTAGGCCGCTTCGGCCAAACACGAAACGGAATCGTGTGCTCGCCCAGATAATGAACACCGAGGAAGTTAGACTCTGGGATGCGCTGCCGCCGTTATCTCTCGGTGAACTGCACGAATACAAGGGAGAAAAGAATGCGAGCATCTAATCTAGGCGAGGCGCTCATCGAGCCAAAGCCCGTTCCGTCTCCAATGGAATCGCCGTGGTTCGTGATGTTGACCGAACCACAGCAGGATCTGATGACGGTCTGGCGCCTGCACAAATTGGGATTAGAGATGTTCGTTCCGGTGATCCGAAAACGCATCAAGACCGGACGCATCGGAAAAAATGGTCATAAGATAACGAGAGTGATCGCAAAACCGATGTTCCCAGGTTATGGTTTCCTCAGAACGATTGGAATTGGCGACTACGGCGAGATCGAAGAAATCCGCGGCGTTCGCGCCTTCATGCGAGATGTATTGGGAAATCCAGTTCAACTGCCGCATATCGCCGTGCTGGCCGTATTCAAACGCCAATTGCAGGAGCATCAGATATGGCTCAAGGAGGTTGGAGGGCGCCGCGGCTCGGCGTGGAAACGCGGCGACAAGGTACGCGTAGACCAAGATGGCGGCGCCTATGCTGGCCTCATTGCGACTATCAACAAAATCGACAGCAAGGGTAGAATTGAGATATTATTGGGGATGATCCGGACGAGCCTACCGGCTGACATGGTGGTAGCAGCTTAGGGAGAAATCAATGTTCTTTTTCAGGAAACGCGACGCCCATCGGCAACTAATAGAATCGCAACGCGCTCTCGCCTTTGCAGCCGGTTTCCGATGCGGACAAGAGGCCACGCTTTGCAGTTTGGGAAATCGTGGTCCGGCAATTGTTGGGTGGGAAAAGGAAGAGGCGCTGAATGCCGTAAACCACGGCTTCACGCAAGCCAAAGAATTTGCTCCGGCTGATAAGGTGGTAGCAGCATGAGCAGGTTTTTGGTTGGGGTTGAGGTGTTGCCGTCGAAGGACGGATCCGGTCAAATCCGATTGACGTGGGAATCTTCGCGCGTGGCGTTATTTGACGTTCGATCGACTGTACGAACGACGCAGCATCAAGGCATTGAGAGATTCACAGAGACCGAATTTGTTAAATATGGTGACACCAAAGAGAAGGAATCGCTTCTGCAAACCTATGCGCTAGAGATCAAGCAATGACACCGACCAGCCCGTCCAAGATCGATTACCGGGATCTCCTACGCCGCTATATCTGCCACGTCGGACAGGCTGAAGATGTTACCTTTATCGATTTTTTTAATACCCACCGATCAGACGTGAAGTTCACCCAAGAAGAGGTTGAGGAACTTGAGCGACTTGAACAGGAATCGCAATGACACCGGAAGAGCGGGCTTGGGAAATCAACATTACCGGAAGTGCATGCGAGGACTTGGATCAGTCAAACGAAATGCGTGCTGAAATCGCAGCCGCCATCCGAGCCGCAGAGAATGACGCGCTGGAACGGGCGGCATTGCGTGTTGCAAAATTCTTGGGTGATTTTGGAATCGTCTCGCCAATCATAGAAGTGATTCGCGCGCTCAAACACAAGGAGCCAGTGTGACTCTGCATAGAGAAGCCGAGCGCAATATCATCGCAAAGCTTGAAATTGACCTAATCAAGACCGCACATTCCGGACCTATTGGCAGGCAAAAAAGGCACTTAGGCAAGCGATTCATAACTACCATCGCAGGCGAGGTAGAAATGTTACTAATCGCTGCCGCTGTGCTTGTGGGCCATACGGAAGGAAAAACCAAAAACCCATCAGGAATTTCGCGCTGGCTTGGCATCCCGCGTCCTACGGTACAACGCAAGTTGCAGATTCTATGCGAGCGGAATATCGTCGCGCGTGCGGATGGGAACAGGTACATCATTGTTGATCGCGATCCGGGGGCGGATGACAGCTACATTGACGTCGCACTGCGATTAATAAGAGACGCCGCGCGCAAGAGTTTTGCAGAGGAAAAGTAAACGCCCACTTTGAGCATTTCAAGGAATTAGACGCCCACTTTGAACGCCTAATGATTGCCAGATCATGCCGCGAATGCTTAACACTTTGTTAAACACAAGGAGGCCGTTTGAATACTTCGTTAATAGACGCCCAAGAACAAATCAACCATATCTCGTATCGTTCGGTTCGCGCTTGCATCGCAGTTGCGCCGATCGATGTGGCAGGAATTTGCAAGGACCACGGTTCGACCCGTTCTTGGACTTGCAGCATTTCTCACGCCGGGGTAAATCCCCCGGATATGCCGATGACCCGCAAAATTGGCGGGGTCTCAGCTTCTAGAAATGCGCCAAAAATTCCGGACCAAGGTCATGTGCAGCATGGATAGCGCCGATCTTCACGACGTGCTTGAGAGCGTTGCGCTCAACCTGGAAAACAGGGCCGGAAATCCAACCTATCAGCGGGCTTACCAAAAAGCCGCGGTTGTTGTCCGATCGTATAAGCGCTGCAAACTCTACGTTCCAATTCAGACAGACGGCACGTCTCAAACCCGGCGTTAGCCTTAAACCAGGACGTTGGCCGTCTAGCTCCGAGCGCCTGCCGCCCGCATTGTAAAAGCGGATCCGCACGCCAGCCGTTAGGCCGGAGCGCTAATAATTACCGCCCACGACGCCCGCGCGTCGTCTCGACGGGGACAAGCGGCGGATCTTACGCTAATTTAATATTGCATTGTGGATCGGAGTGATTTCTGAGAATGGCGAGTTCTGGACGGGTCTAATCAGCCCTTACCCCGCTCGTGTCCTAGAAAACGCAGTGTTTAACTCACGAGAACGAAGGGTGGCCACCCTGAGCGGCGTGGGATGATGTTTCCCCAATCGGGCGGTGCTTGCAGCTCTCTTCAAATATACATGAGCCCTTGTGGCACCAGAGAGCTAGCGCCGCCCGGTGCCTTACATGGAAGGATCTAGCATGACAGCACAGATCATCTATGGGACCGATTTTCGAGCCAAATCAAATCGCGACCGCGCCTTCTGGATTGGTCCTGATCCGTTCGAAATGCTGGCGATGACGATGGCGACTACAGCATTGATGGGCGACGCTTGGTTGCAGTCACTTGCACTATTGCCGGAAGACACGCCAGAACAGAGTTATGATTCAAAATATCTACACGAACACCCAAAGGAACCAGTAGCATGATTTCATGCAGCCATTGGGGCCTATTCCATATTCCAGCATCCAAGCGCGGCCCGGCCGTCTATCAGGTGCTCCATTTTGGATCTGATTTCGATTGAGAAACGGTCAGAGTTGATCGCCTGACCGGCCCCGAGCGCCGTAAGTCCACATAGAGGGTAGGCCATCCTGATTGGTAGGGACGGGGCGAAATTTATCCGAGGGGAAGCCGTCATGCTCTTGATGATTTTCTGGATTACCATCTTCAACCCGGCAACGTACCGGCGCAAATAATATTCGCGAGGCGACAATATGAGCGCAACAATTATTCCATTTCGCCCCGAAGTTGATCGCGATGCGTTAATCCGGCAAGCCCAAGCTATTTACGAAAGCAGCTTCCCAACAACTCCGTTGATCGACGATTTGCCAGAGGATGGCGGCAAGGCTCGCATCCAACGTAGGCGTCAAACCATCGGGCTTGAGCATCTGTTCCATGGATCATCCGTAGGCGGTGATCGTGATCTGACCATGGACCACGCGGACAATGGATTGCCGTGCGACGTGGCATATTGCGCGCCGGACGATGACTGCGCCTGATGTTTGTTACTCTGGTCGCCGTACTTTGCCACGCGCTCAATGGTGTCTACTGTGACAGATGCAAGAGCAACAGCACAGCAGCGAGGATATGGCGCCGCATGGCGTCAGGCTCGCAGAGGTTATCTGAAGTCCCATCCACATTGCATCAAGTGTGCTGGCATGGGCCGGCAGGTAGCTGCAACCGTGGTCGACCATATCAAGCCACACCGTGGCGATCAGTCGTTGTTCTGGGACAAGAATAATAACTGGGCGGCTCTATGCGAGACGCACCACAACAGCACTAAACAACGCGACGAGGCGCGTGGCTTCATGTCGGGCAGTGACGCCAACGGCAGACCAATTGACCCCGCACATCCTTGGAATAAAATCTAGCGCAATGCAGCGGGGATAGGGGTTTGTTTGCCGGCCGAAATAGAGGCTGGAACCGGTCAAATAGCTCCATTTGCAGTAAGACCTGAAATCAAGACCGACCCATCGCATAATGAGGTCAATATGGCGATAACAAATTGAACTTGTTATCATTTTGATTTCTTGATTTTGAGGAACAATTCAAATCTGATGTCGATGCATGGCGGGAAGCGTATCGGCGCCGGCCGCAAACCAAAAGATAAGGTGTCTCCACTGGAGCCACGCAAGGCGCCGGTTCCATTGTCGATCGTGGATGGTATTACCGAGCCGGATTGGTCTACGCAATTTACTGATGAACTAGATCAGGAGTTGGCGCGCCAGCAATGGCGGGTCATCGTCGGCGAGCTTCGAAGTTCCGAGAAACTGGCGAACGCTAATGAACGCCAGATTAAGCGGCTGATAGATTGCTATGTTCTATATGAGATCGCAATGCGCCACGTCGCGGAAGAAGGCGCGGTGTTCCCGCGCAAGGGCAAAAAGCAGCCCGCCTATAATCCGTGGTTCACAGTATTAAAGGATGCGAATGCGATGGCGTCAGCCGCTGAAGCGGAGCTGACCATCACACCGCGACGACGCAACAATGGCGGAAAAGTCCAGAGGCAAAAACCGTCGCTCATCGGCGGTGGATACCTCAAGTCGGTTACCAAGTGATCCGACCACGCGCTGGGCGCGTGATGTCGTCAAAGGACAGATTGTCTCCGGCGAGATAGTCCGGCATGCCGCAGAGCGCCATCTTAAGGATTTGGTAGACGGCGCGGCGCGCGGCCTTCACTGGTGCCCAGAGAAAGCCGAACATGCCTTCGGTTTCTTCCCGGCAGTCCTATCGATTACTGAGGGTGCAAAGGTTGGGCAGCCCTTCAATCTTTTGCCATGGCATACGTTTTGCGTGGGTTCGCTGTTCGGTTGGCGTAAGGACTCCGGCCGGATGCGGTTTCGCTCCGGCTGGTTTGAGACCGGAAAGGGTCAAGCCAAATCGCCATTGATGGCCGCCATCGGCCTGTACATGATGGGCTATTACGGCGTGCAGCGCGCCAAGGTCTACGCGATCGGCCAGGATAAGGCGACCGCGAATGTCTTGTTCAAGGATGCGGCGGCGATGTGCCGCGCGCCTATACCGGGCTCCGATCCGGAAGATGGTGACACGCTAGAAAGCCGCGGCCAAGTAGTCATCCGCGGAATTCTGGATAATGCCTTCAAGATTGAGCATCCAGATACTAATTCTGTTTTCCAGTCTCTGGCTAATGGCGAGGCGATCTCCGGACCTAAGCCGATACTCGTTGCGGCTGATGAAATCCACGAGATGAAAACTAACGCGTCGATCGAGACGTGGATGCGGGCAATCGCTAAAATGTCGGGCGACGCATTGATGTTGCTTGGCACAAACACGCCGGCGTCAACGCAGATCGTTGGCACAGAGTATTCGGAATTTTATCAGAAGGTAGCGAGGGGAGAGATTAGGGACGATGAGGCTTTTGCCTTCATCGCCCGCGTCGACAAGGCCGACCGAGAAACCGTTTTCGATAACGAGGCGTGCTGGTCTAAGGCGCTTCCCGCGCTTAATATTACTTTCCCGGTCGAAAATATCCGCGGCGAAGTCAATACGGCAAGATGGAAAATATCGACGGCGATGTCCGTCAAACGTCTCTTCTTCGGAATCCCGCTAGGCTCAGTGGACTTCTGGATTGCGGAAGAAGCATGGTCGGCCGTTCAGGGCGACCTTGATCTGCCAGCACTGAAGAAATGCAAATGCTGGCTATCGATCGATTTATCACAGAAGAACGATCTGACAGCGCTAACAGCAGTTTGGATTGACGACAGCAAGCATCTCTGGGCCAAGACCTGGTACTGGACGACGAAGGATGGACTCGCCGATCGAGCGACGTCCGATAACGCGCCTTATGTGCAATGGGAAGCCGACGGATATCTGACAGCAGTCACCGGTGCCGTGATCGACAAGACTTATATCGCAGCCAAGGTCGCCGAGATCTGCAGCGAGTTCGATGTTCAGTTTCTAGCATTCGATCCGGCCGGCATGGGCGACTTCATGAAGGCTTGCGAGACGAACGGTTTCGCGGTCTGGCTCTGGGAAGGTCCGGACACTGATCGGGGCCAAGGTCTTAAACTAGTTTCGCATGGTCAGGGTACGCGAGTTATTTTCTACAAAGAGTTGGATCAGAACGGGCAACCGATCGAGCGGCTATGTATGCCGCGCTCCGTTGAGCGACTCGAGGATCGAATTCTAAACAACGGCATCACCATCGAGCGGTCGCCCGTGACCTACTCTTGCGCGGCGAATGCCCTTCTGATTGCAGACGGTCAGAAGAACAGGGCATTCGATAAAAAACGCTCACGCGGACGAATTGACGGTCTCGTAACGATAGCGATGTCGACGGGTGCGGCAATCGCCGAATTTGGGTCCGACGCCTCAGTATATGAGACTAGAGAGATTCTAGTCGTCTAAGGAAATTCTTTATGGGTTTGATCGACTGGGGCCGCCGCGTATTTGGCGGGACGGTCGAAAAAGCTACCGGCAATTCCACGTTATATCCGTTGCTCGGTGGAACGAAGTCCGCAACTGGACTTGCCGTCAATCAGACAACCGCCGTCAGTGTTTCGACGGTCTTTGCTTGTATCTCGATTAGGTCGAAGGATGTTGCGCGTTGTTCGCCGCGGCTGATGAGAGAGAATTCTGCGCGCGCCGATAAGCCGATCACGAATCATCCGGTCGCGAAATTATTCAAACGCCCAAATCAGTGGCAAGACTGGACCGAATGGGCTCGCCAGATGCACGGAGCGTATTTGCTTCGCGGCAACGCGTTTGCGGTCATCATGCGGGATGGGCGGGGAAATCCGACCGCGCTGATTCCGATCAATCCGGATCTTGTAATCCTTTACGAGGCGCCGGGCGGCGAAATCTTCTATTCGGTAACGCGTCAGGGCATCTTTTTGAATGCCATCCTGAAAACGCAACCACTGATGATTCCGGAAGAGGATATTTTTCATCTTCGGAATATCGGCTTCAATATGCTGATGGGCCTTTCTCTGATCTCGATCGCGCGAGACTCGATCGGTCTAGCGATGGGCTTCGAACAGCAAGCCGCACGATTCATGAATAACGGAGCGCGTCCGAGTGGCGTGCTGCAGACGGACAAACTTCTATCTCTCGACGCCGCAACCCGATTGCGAACGCAATGGGAACAGCTCAGATCCGGCATTAACAACGCCGGAAAAACTGCGATCCTTGAAGAGGGACTGAAATGGCAGGCGACGCAGCTTAGCTCGGTTGATCTGGAATTCATAGCGCAGCGTGAATATTCGATAGGCGACATTGCGCGCTGGTTTGATATGCCGCTCTACAAGCTCGGCATCAAGGGCGAGATGTCGAGGCTCAAGGTTGACGACGCCGATCAGCAATACGTCAATACCACGATCATGCCTGATCTAGACGCGTGGGAACAGAAGTTCGTTCAGAAATTCAATCTGGATAAAGAAGGTCTAGTTGCTGATTTCGACGAGCGCAGATTGCTTCGTGCCGCGGAAGCGACGCGGATCAATAACCAGCGCCTCAAGATCATGTCGGGCATCTCGACACAAAATGAATGCCGCGCCGAAAATGGCGATCCTCCTTTGGAGGGCGGCGACGTCCTTCTAACGCCGGTCAATCTTGCGCCCAGCGGTTCGGACATGTCAGGCGCAGCGCCGGACGGTGCCGGTCGTCCCGATGGCGGAACGTTGCCGGATACTCCAAGTACACCGGCCGCTCCGCAGAAATCCGCGATAGCGCCGTACATCGTGAGCGAACAAAGCGATTTCGTCCAGAACACTGGCGCGACCGAATTAGAATCAGGAGATGACGAATGAGGCATCGCGCGTTTCCGGGGCGTGGTCCAGAGATCGAGGCGCGATATCAGCGCGCCGGTCAATGGATCCTTGCTACGATCTATCATAACGAAAAAGCGCTGACGTGGTGCAAATCGAATAACGTGGCGATCACAAAGGCCACCGGTGAAGGTATCGACTCCAGCGGCGGCTTCCTGGTTCCGAACGAACTTTCGAACGCGATCTTGGATATTCGCGATACTTACGGCGCCTTCCGTCGTCGCGCCCGCATCATTCCGATGGCGTCTGATAGTACCGATGTTCCGCGGCGCCTAGATGGCGCCAGCGCGTTCTTCGTTGGAGGTAATAACAGCGCTGGCGTTAACGTAGAGACCGCCGTCACTCTCGATAAGGTCAATCTTACGGCCAAGAAGATCGCTTCGCTCATCAGGATATCGAGCGAGCTTGAAGAAGATGCGATCTCGGACATCGTTGATTTTGTAGCGAACGAAATCGGCTACGCATTCGCAGCTCAGGAAGACGATTGCGCCTTCAATGGCGACGGGACTTCGAAGTACGGAACGATGCGCGGCATCGGATCCATCGTGCTCGATGGCAATCATGCCAAGGCAAAGGTCGTTGCTGCCACCGGCCACAATACATTTTTGACGCTCGATTCGAATGATCTCGGCAGTCTGATGGCGTCGGTAACAGCCGCCGCGATCCCGAATGCGGCATGGTATTGTTCTCAGACCTGTCTTGCTCAGACCCTCATCCGCATCGCTGGCGGCGGCTATCTGCCCATGGCAGAACTCGATGGGGTGATGACACCCTACTTCCAGGGCTTCCCCGTCATCCTTACTCAGAAACTTCCGCTGATCAGTACGACGCTTTCCGGCGCCACGATGCTCGCCTTCGGTGACATGTATAAGGGCGGGGCGCTCGGGCAGCGCCGCGGTCTGACCCTGGCGCGTTCGGCGGATCGCTATCTCGATCAGGACGAGATCGCCGTCCTCGGAACCGAGCGATTCCATGCAGTCGTGCATGGGCTTGGAGATTCCAACAATTTCGGGCCGCTCGCCGCGTTGGTCGCGCCGTAAATTTGGGATGCCGGTAACTGGAAACTTCTAGTATTTTAACGGGAGAAAGTGTAAAATTAGCGGGTTGACGCAGTGCTTGTAACACCGCGCCAACCCTAACCATCATCTGCGCTGGAGGCGCGAGACAATGGCTAAAAATACATTACCCCTTTTTGATCTGTTTGACAGCATCCCCGCAATCGCGCGGAAGGTCGGAAGCCGACCAAAAACCGGAGAAGTCGTCCCCTGCGACGAATGCAATAGACTGCACTATCGCCGGAGAAATAGATTAATCCGAAAAACAAACCCGAAGAGAGCGCATCCGACAGCAGGCAAGTGGCTGTGCTCAGAGGCATGTTGTGAGGCGGTAGAACTTAGGACGCATGTAAGTGCGCCCTGCCATCAATGCGGTAATCCCGTAACACGGCGGCGAAGCCAGTTGAAGAAGAGCACATTTTGCTCGAGAGAATGCACCGATGCATTCGGCCTTCATCAAATAAAATGTTGTTGGCCAGAATGCAATGAGACGATGGCCTGTCGAACCATCCTTCAATCTAGCCGCGGCCGACAATATCTTGCACACAAGACGCTGCTTACCCGCAAGGGTGACTACGCGCGAAACACGCTTTGCGGGCATCACATTGGGGTACTTCAGAAATATCTCGGCAAGTCGGCGCGGCTAAATACAGGCCGAGCTAAAATGTTGGCCGATCCAGACGCTGAATATGCATCGCGCGGCGCTTCTGGAAAATTTCTAAGAGCGTTTCTGTTTGAGCGATCCGGGTCATCCTGCCAGAATTGTGCTGTCCCGCTCGATTTTTTTGCGCCACCAAAAACATGGCAGATTGACCACATCATACCAATGATGCGTGGCGGACAAACGAAGCTAGCTAATCTTCAGGTGCTATGCGCCGTCTGTCACGACGAGAAAAGTGTTGGCGAAAAATCCGAAGCCGGTCGCAATCGCCATTCGGCGACTAAAGTCAATCGCTGGCTCACACACCACCAAAAAGACATTCTCATTGATCGGCTGCGCGCCCGCCTAGCCGCGCTAGGCGCACCGATAGACTGAACGAGGTTTCAATGCCGATAGAACTCTTGACTGCAGATGCGTTCAGGATTGCCGCCAAGGATGGCGCACAACCCGATTGCCGTATTTTGCGGGCGATGCCTGGCGATCCAGCTCAGGTCGACGGCGCAAATCCGAACGTCTTTCGGTTTACATGCAGCGACGAGAGCATAGATCTTTCCGGAGATCTCATCAAACAATCTGGATGGACAAATCTTAAAGACTTCGAAGAAAAGAACGGAGTCGGCCTCTGGTGCCACGATAGTTCTATGCCACCCATTGGGCGATGGGAAAACTTGGGAATTATCGCCGGCAAACTGAAGGGCGATCTCGAATTCGTAACGGAAGATATTTATCCGTTTGCTGCTACGCTTGCAAAAATGGTTCGCGGCAAATTCCTAAATGCGGTCTCGGTCGGCTTCATCCCGACTGAATGGGAATTCTCCAAGGACAAGAAGCGGCCATCGGGCTTGGATTTTATCAAGCAAATTTTACTCGAGGTCAGTTTGTGCCCAATTCCTTGCAATCAAAATGCTCTGATCGATGCGCGATCAGCCGGCATTGATACGGGTCCGATCTCGGAATGGGCGGAGCGAATTTTGGACGGCGAAGGCAAGGTGCTGATCCCGCGCAACGTGCTTGAGGAAACGTTCCGCCAGGCCAAGACCCCGCGCACCACGCGCCAGAAATATCTAGCGAAATCCGAAGCGGCTGACTGGAAGGTCGGCGCCGCCGATGATTTACCGGTAGCCGATGCCGAGATTTGGGACGGCGCCGCCGCGGCGAAACGCGTTCTCGATGATGCCGGATTCGATGGCGATTGCCCAGATGGCGCCAAGGCCGCTCGCGGCTTCCTTATTCACGACGCCGCGAATCCCGTGCTGCGAAGCAGCTATAAACTGCCATTCGCCGATATCGTCGACGGTGAGCTAAAGGCGATTAAATCTGGCGTTACGGCCGCTCAGGTGCGCCTCGCCCAGACTGAAGCGCCCGTTGATGTCATCGAGTTGGCGAAGGAAATCGCCGACGAATACGAGCAAAAAGATATCACCGAACAAAAAGACGTAACCGCAGAAATTATTATCGCGCCAGTGGATAAGGCTGGGCGAAAGATCAGCAACGCCAACGAGGCGTTGCTGCAGAAGGCAATGGACCATCACGCGTCCGCAACAGAATGCATCAAGGATGTTCTGGCCAGCAACGCGGCTGCCGATCCTGATGGCGACAATGACGTAGAGCCGGACGTTGATCCTGTCCCGACCGTTACGGTTCTCAGTGCGGAATCCGTGCGCGAACAACGCCTCGCAGAGGCGAAAGCGCTAAGGGCTTCCGTCCAAATCTAAAATATCTTTCTGAATTTCTACCGACCGACACCTGGAGCAACCGGGAGTCGGGCCGCGCATCGCGTCGCTGGCGATACCGCCCATTTTCACGCGCCCGGGCAGCGCTCCAGCGACATTTATGGAAACATAGCGATGGCGACCAAGAAACATGAAGTCAAACAGCAGCTCTCTGCGCTGGCTGACGAAATCGAGAAAATGGCCGGCAAGTCCGAGGATGAGGGCTTCAAGCAGGATATCTACGACGCACTTAAGGAAAAGTTCGTCGAAGTTACTGCGCGCCTCGGGCGCGTTGAAGAGGCCGAGACGATCGCGCGTAACCTCGCGACCGCCGTCCCCGGTCAGGACCGTCTGACGCCGTTCGCTCCTCCCAGCGCACACAAGCTGTTCAGCACGGTGAAGA